GTACTACTGGGATGTGAACGCCAACCCAAACATTTTTGATCGCGGTGTCATCATGGCCGCAGGTACTACCGTCGGCGGCGTGGCTCTTGACTCAACAACGCCTTCTATCGTTAACCACGTTATGGTGTCAGACGCTTCACGGTTTGTGATTTGCTTTGGTACAAACGACCCCTCGGGCGTGTACTTCTCTGCCACACAAGACCCACTGTTGATTCGTTGGTCTAACCAAGAAGACTACGGCACATGGATTCCAGCCATTACCAACCAAGCTGGTGACTACCGACTTTCTAGTGGCTCAGAGATCATTGCTACACAGCAAACTCGTCAAGAAATTTTGGTGTTTACTGATGCTGCGGTTTACTCTATGCAGTACCTTGGCCCACCTTACGTCTGGGGCTTCCAGATCATGGGCGAGAATATATCTATTGCGGGGCCAAACGTTGTCACAACAGCCAACAACGTGACCTACTGGATGGGCACAGACAAGTTCTATATGTACTCAGGTCGCGTGGAAACACTACCCTGTGCCCTGCGCCAGTACGTGTACGAAGACATCAACATGCTGCAATCGTTCCAGTTTTTTGCTGGTACGAACGAAGGCTATAACGAAATCTGGTGGTTTTACTGCTCGGCGGACTCTGACGTCATCGACAAGTACGTCATCTTTAACCACCTTGAACGTACTTGGTACTACGGCAACATGGAGCGTACTGCGTGGCTGGACAGTCCCCTGCGTGAACAGCCTATGGCTACGTTCATTACCTCTACTGGCAATGCTGGCGCACTTGTGTACCACGAAACAGGTAATGATGACGGCACCACAACCCCTGCCAGCCCTATTGTTTCGTATTGCCAATCTTCAGACTTCGACATTGGTGACGGCCACAACTTTGGTTTGGTGACTCGTATCATTCCTGACTTGACTTTTGACGGCTCGACTGTGGCTTCGCCGACTGTGACGTTTGGTGTGCGTCCACGTCAAGCTCCCGGTGCAAATTACGGAACATCAGACAATCCAGATGTGGTGAGCGTGGACAACTACTTAAATCAGCGTTACTACAACGTGCAGCAGTTCACCCAGTATGTCTACGTCCGAGTGCGCGGGCGTCAGATGGCGTTCCGTGTGGGTTCAGATGATCTTGGCGTAGCGTGGCAGTTAGGTATGCCGCGTTTGGATGTACGTCCTGATGGTAGGAGATAAGCATGGCTAGTAAAACATTTGTTGCCCCGCGCCTACCCGCCGCGCCTGTTGAGTACAGCCAGCAGTACATGGACCAGCTGACGAACATCTTGCGCCTTTACTTCACGCAGCTAGACAACCCGTCGCCCATGTTGGCCGCATCCCAGAACGTAGGCGCAACGAACGTAATTTCTGGTTTGACCTTTGCGCAGCCAAGCCCAACAACCCCCGGGCAGTTTACAATCAGCTTGCCAACACAGGCCGATCTTGCTAACCTCCGTTCTGGGGATGTCTACGTGGACACTTCGGCCAGCAACGTATTGAAAGTAAAAGTATGAGCCTTCACAACGCCGCAAAACATCTCGCTGCCCAAGGCCGTGGGCCGGACACAACGCTTGTCCATATGACCCCGCGGGAAGTGTCGGGGTTGCAAGCCATTGCAAGAGCACATGGCGGCTCGTTGACGATCAACCCAGAAACAGGTTTGGCAGAAGCAGGGTTCCTAGACAAACTGATGCCTATGATTGTGGGCGCTGGTCTGGCGTACGCCACGGGCGGTATGAGTCTTGGCGCGGGGTTGGGTATGGCAGGCGTGAGCAACGCAGCCATTATTGGTGGCGGAATCGGTGCGTTGGAGACAATGCGTACAGGCGATCTCGGCAAAGGCATCATGTCCGGCCTCGGTGCTTACGGCGGTGCAGGTCTTGGTGGTGCGGCTCAAAGTTCTGGCATGTTTGGCGGTGCTGACGCCGCAACGGTTCCCGCTGCTCCTAATCTGGCAGGGCCAACAGCATTACACCCAAACATGGTCGGGCCAGATACTAGCCCAATCTTTAGAGATGTAATTGGCGCAGACACTGAACAGCTAGCGTCTAGCCTCCCCAAAGGTAACTTGCTGGCCAACCCGCTTCCTCCACAGGCACCTTCAGTTGGCGATTTGATTATGCAGCACAAAGGCTACGCAGCTGCGGGAGCCGCGCCAGCAATCATGGACGCAATGTCTCCCAAAGGCACACCGCCAGAAGCAGACAAAGGCATGATCCGGCCCTATACGTTTGATTACAACAGGCAACAGGTATCCAACCCTATCGGTACAACCCGCCAAGACGGCCAAGACACAAGCGAGCGCTTGTACTTCCAACCCAAGTTCACACCACTGCCCCCATACAAAGCTGCTGGCGGTGGTCTGATGTCCTTGGCTGGCGGCGGTCCTATAGAAGCTATGTCCAACGCAAACGCTATTGGCGCAAACACTGGCTACCCAATGGCCGACGTCAACAAAGCTACGTACGCAACGCCTTACCAAACTCCCGTCAGCCAAAACGTAGTGCAAGGGTCCGCTGATACTGGTGTAAACCCTATGACGGGCGAGCAGACTCGGTTTGCGGCGGGTGGCATCTCCAATTTAGGCAGCTACTCTGATGGTGGTCGTTTGTTGAAAGGCCCCGGCGATGGTATGTCCGACAATATCCCTGCGCAGATTGGCTCCAAGCAACCCGCTCGTTTGGCGGATGGCGAGTTTGTAATTCCTGCTGACGTTGTGTCTCATTTAGGCAACGGTTCTACAGATGCTGGTGCACGACAGTTGTACAGCATGATGGACCGTATCCGCGCCCAACGCACGGGCAAGAAGAAGCAAGCCCCCGAAGTAAATCCTAGGAAGGTCATGGCAGCATGAAAGAGGTCGGCAAAGCAGAATGGTTTGGGGGCAACCTAGACGCGCTCAACATGTACCGCGCCTTCAATGCGTTGTTGCATACATGGGACGACATGGTGGATAAAGACAAGCCGTTAACTGAAAAACAGATAAACGAAGCGTTCCTGACATGCCTTGTGTACCTCCCCGCCAATCCGTTCTACCGCCATATTCAAGACCAAATCTTCCCAATGTGGTTGACCGTGGTGTCAGGCTATGCAGCAGCAAACCAGTTTGAGCGCGAGAAAGACCCACACGGTATCGAGATTGCGCACTCCCTGCGCTACGCTGCGGGTAACATCATTGCCTACGCCATCCATGTTTGTGTCGGGCCAGAAGAAGCATCCAAGCAAATTCCCGATATGTGGAAATCAGTTTTTTACGAGCGGTTTGACGACTACCGCAAGGAGCACTTAGATGTTTAAGATCAAAGATTTTGTTAACTTTTTCATGCCTAAGTTGCACCTTGACATGGGTGGTGGCGGTGGTGGTGGCAGTGCTCCAGCAAACCAGACGATTAGACAAGAGAACGCGGTCTCCGCGTTTGCGGCTCCGTATGTAGAAAAAATGCTCGGTAAAACCGAGGCATTGACTGAAGCACCATACCAGACATACGGTGGCCAACGCACTGCTGACTTTACTGACTTACAAAACACTGCGTTTGGTGCAGCGGGTAATTTAGGCACGGCGCAGCAAACCACTGACGCATCTAACATGGCAGCTCAGGCTGGCATCGGAGCGCTTGGCACTCAGTATCGAGGCGGACAGTTTGGCAATGCTTACCAAGGCTTGCAACCATACAACCCCGGCCAGTACAACCAACAGTCGGATTCTGCCCCCAACTTGCAGAACTATCAGATGCAAGGCCCAGCAGACGTGCAGTCTCAAGGGTACAACGCTGCGTCTATGCAAGGCGCACAAACCGGGTACAACCCCAACCTGCAAAACTACCAGATGGGACCCGCCGAACGGGTTGGCGTTCAGAACTTTGGTGGCCAGTCGGCCCAAGACTACATGTCTCCGTACATGCAGAACGTGGTGGACGTGCAACAGCGCGAAGCCCAACGCAGCGCAGACATCGCCGGTACTCAACGCGGTGCTCAAGCGGCCAGAATGGGTGCGTTTGGTGGTTCTCGCCAAGCCGTTATGGAAGCCGAAGCTGCTCGTAACCTAGCCACTCAAAAGGGTGACATCCAAGCCACAGGCTTACAAGCAGCTTACCAACAAGCACAACAGCAGTTCAACGCTGACCAAGCCCGTCAATTGCAAGCGCAACAAGCCAACCAAGCTGCGGGGCTCACAGTCGGCCAACAAAACTTGGCAGCAAACCTTGGCGTTCAACAGTTGGGCGCAGGTCAAATTGGTTTGCAAACATCCTTGGCCAACCTCAACAACCAGCAGCAGGCCGCAGTCCAAAACCAAGCCGCACAAAACCAAGCGATGGGCATGAACGCCCAGCAAGCATTGCAGGCGGCTCTGGCAAACCAGCAAGCCGGTCTTACTACTGGCCAACAAAACTTGGCGGCAAACCTTGGCGTTCAACAGTTGGGCGCAGGGCAAAACATGCAGGGGCAGCTGGCTAACCAGTCCACAAACTTGGCCACACAACAGGCGCAGCAACAGGCCAATCAGTTTGGTTACGGCCAACAGGCAGCCAACGCTCAAAACTTGGCTCAGTACGGCCAAGCTGCTAACGCGCTCAATGCCAACCAACAGCAGTTTGGCGCTAACTTAGGGCTGCAAAGCTTGCAAGCCGCGAACCAAGCTGCGGCTACGTTGGGTCAGTTGGGCCAGAACCAGTACGCTCAGACTACTGGCAACATCAACATGCAGAACCAGTTGGGCACGCAGCAGCAACAGCAGCAGCAGAACATCCTCAACCAGAAGTACCAAGACTTCATCGCACAGAGGCAAAACCCGTACAACCAGTTGGCGTTCCAGCAGAGCATGCTGTCAGGCCTGCCCATCTCGTCGTCTACACAAAGTGTGTACTCAAATCCCTCAATGTTGTCCCAAGTGGCGGGTCTCGGCACTGCCGCGGCTGGTGCGTACGGCTTGGCTAGAGGCCCCGGCGGTGCAAAGGGTGGCTCGACCAAAGACATTAAAAAGCGCCCAGCCGGTTTGGCCGAGTTGGCTTTGTCGAAGATGGGCTAAGGAAAAATCATGGCAATGAACCCAAACACCATTATGTCGGACTTGCGTATGAAGTCGGACACCGAGTTACAGCAGTTTGCTGCGATGCACAAGAACGACCCGTTCATCTTCCCGCTGGCTTTCCAAGAGAGTCAAACACGCCAACGGCTGCGTTCTGCGCAGCAAGCAAAAATGGCGGGCCAAGAGCAGCCTAAAGTGGTTGACCAAAGTCTGCAAGCAATGGGTGACCGTTCCCAAGTTATGTCAGGTGGTTTGCCAGAAGACAGCGGCATCGCTCAGCTTCCCGCTGACAACATTCAAGGTATGGCAGGCGGCGGCATCATTGCGTTTGAAGAAGGTGGCGAGGTTCCTCGTTTTCAAAACCAAGGTTTGGTTTATGCGCCCTACGGAGCCCAAGCCAAGCCTGCAACAGAGGCTGAGATTGCCGAATTCAACCGTCAGCGTAGTCAAGGGTTTATGGGCAATCTGTCTGACTTTGTCAGCAAGGTTCGCGGCATGCTGCCTTCAATGCCTACCTTCAACAGCGCACCTCACTTGCAACCAACCGTTGTAAAAGAAACGCTCGTGCCCAATGTGGACAAGGCAACCACAACCACACAGACCTCCCCTCTGATTAACAAAGAGCCGGGCGTAGTGGACAAAGCTATTGCGGATAAGAAAGCCCAAGACGCAGCCGCTGCTAAGGGGCAGAAGCTTCCAGCTGAACCCGGCTTACCTTCACTCAACGCAGCGCTGAAGCAGTACGAATCCACCGTGTACAAGAACTCGCCTGACAAGGCAACGCTTCAAAAAGAGTTTACGGACATAGATAAGCCTGTTGCGGACGCCATGCGTGCAAGCATCAACAAAGAATCCGCGCGGTTGAAGACTGATAAAGAGCAAGACTTTTACATGTCTCTCATCGAAGGTGGCTTGGCCGCGGCTGCTGGCGATAGCCCCAACGCGATACAAAATATTGCCAAAGGCTTCTCAACCGGAGCTGCCAGCTACAAAGGTGCACTCAAGGACTTCCGCAAGGCGACCCAAGAGAACACCAAGGCCGAGATGGAGTTGGCTCGTTACGAAGCCACAGGCAAAAAAGACGCGCTCAAAGCGTATAACGAACAGATCGCCAAGCGCGACGATCGCTATGCGCAGGGCGTGGCCGGCATCATCCAACAAAACATGGCCTCCAGTGCGGCGCTCAGCGCGGCAAAGCTTAGTCGCGACACCGCGGGCGACTATCGCAACCAATCGCAGGTGGAGACTATTCGTAAGAACATCGACGCCAAGTTGGGTGATGACCCTATCTACAAATTCAATGCTGCCAAACGCGCGGCTGAAGTTGAGCGCCGACTGCAAATTGAGTTGCAAAGATACCCCGGTCTGGTAGGATATGCAGGTACCCCCACAACAGGCGGCGCGTCTGGCGCAACAAACCAAGGATGGGGTCAAGCCAAAGTCGTACAGTAACCGAGATACAACATGCCCATCTACAGCATACAAGCCCCTAACGGTAAGACATACCAGATCGAGGGGCCTGCTGGGGCATCTCAAGATCAAGTTATTGCTGAGGTTCTGCGACAGAACCCAAATGCTGGGCAAGCGGCGTCTACATCTTCTGCGCCGTCTAGTCTTAGAGACATTGCAACTGCTTTCGGCCTTGGTGCAACAGGTTCTGTCAAGGCACTCACTGATGTGGCTGGCGCTGACAATGCCGCGTCTCGTGCTCTTGGTGACGTTAGTGAATCCCTTTCCCGCGCATACACACCCCAGCGCCAAGCTGAGATTGAGCGTCGTCAGCAACGCATCAAAGAAGCCGAAAAGTCCGGCAGCACTTGGGAAGAAATTAAAGCCAACCTCGGCGCTGTTGGCGAAGCTCCGTTGCAGTCCGTTGCGCAGGGTCTGGGCTCAATTGTTCCTTACGCCGTCACAGGCGGAGTAGGTGCTGCTGCCAAACTTCTCCCCACAACCGTCAAAACAATCAACGCCCTGATGGGTGCAGCTCAAGGTGCGGGTGCCGTCAAAGGCAGCATCTACGACGCGGTGTATGGCAAGCTTAAAGAAGAAGGCGCTAACGATACCGTTGCTCGTCAACAAGCCCTTGCAGCACAGGATTACGCGGGTAAAAACTTAGGACAGATTGCCGCTGGCGCTGGCATTGGTGCGTTTGCTGGCAGTTCCGGCGTTGAAGCGTTGTTGGCTCCGGGTGCGTCTAAAACTGCTGCCGCTGGTCTTGGCCGTCGCGTTGGTCAAACGATCGCTAAAGAAGCGCCGCTCGAGGGCGTTCAAGGCGGCCAAGAACGCATGGCCTCGAACATTGCGCTGCAAAATGCCGGCTTTGAGACCCCTACTTTCCAAGGTGTTGCTGGTCAAGCCGCACAAGAAGCCGCAATGGCTGGTCTGGCCGCAGGTCCTATAGCCGCAATCCGTTCACCAGCAGCTGAAAACCAACGTCTCAAGGACGAGGAAGACAAGAAGCTGCGCGAGCAGCGCCGTCTGGCCGAAGCTGAAGACCTTGCCCGTAAACAAACGCCCGACTACGCCTTTGAAGTAGAGAAGAAGTACTTGGCGTTGGAACAAAAGCGTGCCGATCTCAAGGCCCAGCGCATCAAGATTGACGAAGCATCGCCCACTGTTGCTGCTGACAAGGCGTTTAACAAAGACCTTGACAAACAAATTGACGACTTGGGTAGAAACGAGATTGCCCCCGCCGCCAAGGAGTACAACGCCGTCAAGCCGTTGCTCAACACTATCCGCAAGAAGGCCGAGCTAGACAAGATTTCTCCAGAAGACGCCATGATGTCGTACCTCGGCATAGAGATGCCCGAGGCGACCGTTGCCGCAAAAGCCCCTGCACCATACCGTATCGACGAGTTTGGTCAGGTAACAAACGAACCCCTTGCCGCAGAGCAAGACCCTGTACAGACCTACGCACAAACACAGGTGCAGGCCGCACGCGAATCTGGCCAGTTGGACTTAGCTTCCATGGCGGACTACTTGATGCAGAACACCAAAATGGCTGCGCAGGTTGTAACTGACCGCCCTGCGTTAGAAGGGTTTACCCGTAAAGACTTGGCAGCTTTGTACGGCGGCGTTGCCCTTCGTTTGAAGGATATTGAAAAGCAGGGGATTGCGGATAGCAAAACCGAACTAGCGCAGCGCCAAGCAGACCTTTCTGGACAAAAACTGACCGAGCCAAAAGATCAGCTGGACATGTTTAAGTCTTCTACAGAGGATGTTGAAGAACTGCGCCGCACTGGCGAGACAAACTTTGACTACCTTGACCCAATCTTTGAGAAGGCAGTTGAGGGTAAACCCGCAGTAGTAGCCGTCAACCCCGACGTCAAGCCTAACGATAAGGCCCCAGAGCTGCGCGGTCGTATCGACAAACTCAACGCCGACATGGAACAAGCATCGCGTGACGAACGTCAAGCACGCGCAGCAAAAGAATACGCAGCAGCCGATGCAGCACTGGCACGTCGCGATGTCGCTCGTCAAGAGCTAACCTCTTTGTCCAAGAACGGTGATGCGTACGCGCAGACTTTGATCCCGTTGCGCCAAAAGCAAGACACCACCTTGGCGCAGTTGGAAGAGACAACACAGCGTTTGAAGGCTGACGAAACATTAGGCACGGACGAGCAGGGCAAGATGGCCTCGGCCACCCGCGAGTCTTTGGCAACCCGTGCTGCAAAACTCCGCGCTGACTTTATTACGTCTGCATTGGAAGAAGCCGCGCTGCACCGCCGTGCAGCAGGTAAGCCCTCACTCACTCAGGACGAAGCCATCAAAGCCGCGTCTAAACTTTACGATACCGTGAACGACTGGGTGGAGCGTTCCGCTACGCAGTCTCAGCCCGCCCAGTACGAAGAACAGATTGTTGAGCCAGCGCAGATGCGTGCCAACAAGATCGTGCGCCCAGCTGTTACCAAACGTGTTGAGGTAAAGCCAGCCGTACAAGGCATTAGCCCTGCCGAAGTCAAACACTTTAAGTCTCGCATCGAGGCTGTGCGCAACCAACTCAGCGAAGTGCCCTCTACGTCTACTCGCGTTGAGACTTTGCTCAAGCCCCAGTTTGCTGCCACCGAAGCCAAGAAAGTCGGCGAAGCAAAAGGCGAGACAGCCACAACGTTAGCCGGTGAACTACGTCGTCGTAGTGAGTACACACTAACTAACTTAGAAAAAGCGTTGCAACGCGTACCCGCCGAAAGCGAGTTGCGTGATGTGTTGGAGAGCGCCCGTACCGCAATTGAAAACAAACGCGTGAGCCGAGATTTGCTTGACGCTGTTGATACTCAAGTTGAGCGCGTTATGCGCGGTGAAGACACCGGCAGCATGTTGACGAAACGCCGCGATATTGTTTCTGAGAAACGTGTTTCAGAAACTCAGGTGCCCAAGACCCGTGGTGAAGAAACTGATTTTGTTGAAGGTAAGCCCCGTGAGGGTGTTCGCCGTAAGTACGCCACTGTTGGCTACGAAGAAGAACGTGCACCGCTGAGCGAGTACCAGCAAGACATTAAGGATGCGTTAGCTGCGCTTGGCCCAACAACAACTGAGCAGAAAGAAGCTGGTCAGAAGTCGCTGTTCCCTGAGACAGATAAAGACATCGGATACATCCGCATGTCGCCCAAGAACTTTGCCAACTCACCGAAGATTCGTGAAGCATGGGAGGCATTGGGTAAAGCACGCGCCGCAGCAAAGCGCAAGGCCGACAAAGACGCGATTATTGCTACCCGCAGTAAGGCCGTGTCCACAACTATCGCACGCCTCAACGACGAGATCGAACGTGTCAAGAACGATACCAAGTTTTTCTGGACGAACACAACACGGTGGACGGATAAAGATTTAGCCAAAGCGTATGTCAGCTATCCTGAAATCGGCAACACCCCCGCCGAACAAGCGTTGGTCGATCGCTATCTTGCCGACAAAGGCAACGGCTTGTCTCAAACTGAAAAAGAACAAGTAGCAGAACTGCTGCGCCAGTTCAACTCAGTCAAAGTGCCTGAGTACCAGAAGCGTTTGAAAGAAGCGATGCAGCTTGTGTCTCAAGGCAACCGCCTTGAGGATTTGGACAACCAGCTTTTGCAAACAATGCAGAACGCTAACCTGAGTGTTCGCAACCAAGCAGCCACGTTGCGCCAAGAACTGGCCGTTATGAATACGGCCTTAAAACATCTGCGTTCGATCAGCAAAATAGAACGCAAAGACCCTCTGTCTCAGCGCATCAACGCTTTAGAAGCCAAAGCGGAACAAGCCAAAGGCCAGTACCGCGAGCGTGTAGAGCAGTTGTTTAAAAAGTCCCGTGAAGAGATGGACACGAAGCTGGCTGAAATTCTTGACCCAGACATCAAGCAAGTAAAAGCCGACTTAGACAAAGCGCAGAAAACTCTTGAAAAAGAAAAGGCTGAGCTGAACCGTATCCAGAAGAAAGTCAAAGACATACTGGCCCAGTCGGATGGCAAAGACCGCACGCAGCTGGTCACCTACGAGCAGTTCCGCTACGAGGAAAAAAAGTCAATTATTGAAGACCTTGAGAAGCAGATCAAAGATCAGTTAGACGATCTTGAAAACTCAATGGACACGCGCACAAATGCGCACGACACGGCAGCCGCTGTGCTGCAAGCTATCAGCGACAAGAAGGTTCAGGCTTTGCGTGACCGCATCATCGACCTAGAAACCAATCTGGCCACTATGCGCGGTGAAAGCGTCACAAAAGCCCTACCCGGAAAAGGCCCGGTAATACCCGCGCTGAAGTATCCGTTTGCTGCACAAAAAGCGGAGGTTGACCTTAAGGCTGCGCAAGCCGAGCTCAAAGGCGCGGAGCGCCAGCAAAAAGAAACTGTGCAAGAGATCAAGAGCCAAGCCCGTCAGTTAGAAGATATTTGGCGCGAGATGTGGGGCGGCTTTGGTAAGCGCCGCGTCGAAGGTAAGGTTGAGGCACTTACGTCCACCGAGCGACTTCGCATAGACAAACTCCGCGATGACGCGTTTGCTGCCGAAGATAGGGCCGACGACGCTTACATCCGTGCACAGACTAAGCGTGTGCAGGTTGCCGAGATTGACAAAGAAATTGCCGAAGTGGTGGGTGAGTTGGCAGGTGTTGAGAATTTGCCTGATGACCAAGCTGAGCTACGCGCTATCGTAGATAGCGAAACGTCTTCAGACCAAGACATGATAGACGCCACAGCCAAACTAGGCATGTTGCAGAAACTGACGGAGTTGGAAGCTCAGCGCGAAGTAACTGAGGAAGGCAGACCCGCTCGCAAGCAACAAGCGCTGACTGTTGACACAACTGCAAAACAATCTGCACGTACAGCTTTCCGTACAGGCGACATCGCCGCTAAGAGTGAACGTGACTACCAAGCCATGAGCCGTGAAGAACAGCGCATGGTCAACGAGGTTGCTTCACGTATACGAGGCACAAAAGCAGCGGCAGAGGTAAAGGTTACGCCCACTACGCCTTCTCGTGCTCTTGATGCCGGAATTGAAGTTGACGAGTACGACAACGATTTAGGCGGATTGTTCCGTACGCAGACACGTGAAGGCGCGGGCATGAATGAGCAAGCTGTTGCTCGTCTGGCCGACAAGATCATGGACGGTTGGGAAGTTGTACCGCCAGTAGAGGTAGTAGCCGACGAGAGTCAGTTGCCCCAGCACATTCAAGATCAAGCTAAGCGTGACGGCATGACCGGCAAGATTCCCGGTTTGTTTGATACAAAAACAGGTATTGTTTACTTGGTTGCCAACAACTTACACAACGGCAATGATGTGGCGTTGACCGTAGTTCACGAAGTCGTAGGTCACTTTGGTATGCGCTCGATGCTTGGCGACAAGTACGCCTCGACCATGAACGGTATCTATGAAGGCAATCCTGCTGTACGCCGCGAAGCTGACAACAAAATGGGCAAGAATAAAAACTTGACTCGTGAAGTTGCTGTGGAAGAAGTTTTGGCAGAGAAAGCCGAAGAAGGTAAGTTGGCCGGTTCTCCCTTTGCCAACGCTGTACGCCGCGTTATGTACGCTATTAAACAATGGTTGGCACGTACGTTTAACGTAAAGAATGTGTCGGATGCCGAGGTCGAGCAAATCGTAGCCAACGCACGCCGCTTCGTTAAAAAAGGTAAAGGCGGCCAAGGCGGACTCATTGATACAAGCGGTGCCCTATATCGCGTGTCGGCTACGTACAACAATGACGAAGCCCGCGAAGCGGGTGAGTCTATCGACAAATTCATGGCTAGTAACAAGTCAACCACCGATAAAGTACGCGCTGCGGCTGGCGGTTTCCTTGGCCTTGAGACCCAACTGGTTGACCGTTTTGCTCCGCTGGAGCGACTCTCCAAAGTCATGGATGAGCTCAAGGGTAGCCAGATGATGTACTACCTCCGCATGTACGACCAGCGCATGCACTTCACATCACAAGCTGTGGGCAACGGTGCTCTGGCTCGCGTAGAAAAGACCCGCAAGGACGGTCAGAAAGAGTACGTCATCGAGAGCAAACCCGGCGCAAGCATCAAGGGCGTGGTGCAAATCCTCAAGGATGCGCAGCCTTACGTCGGTAACGGCGAAGCCGTCAACCGCATGTTTACTGCATACATGTCTGCCATCCGTGCGGACAGCAAGGGCTTTGCTTCGTTGAGCTTTTCCAAAGACGTTACAGAGCAAGACCTGCGTAAAGCAAAGAAGTTTGTCGACGGCAACAAAGAACTCAAAGCAATCTTTGACGACGCCCGCCGTGAATACAACGACTACAACCGCGACATGATGAATTTCTTGGCCAGCACCGGCGCTATCTCCGAGCAGTTGAGCAAAGAGTTGACCCAAGAAAACGACTACATCCCTTGGTATCGTGAGAGCAACGGCGTTGCCGAGCTCATGATCGGTGGTGAGTCCCGCATCCGTATCGGCAGCATTGCCGAGCAGCCATACCTGCACGAGTTGGTGGGAGACGACAAGCCAATCCTCGACTTCATGACCAGCTCGGTGCAGAACACCAACATGCTGGTGGACATGGGCATGCGCAACTTGGCCACCAAGAACGCTGTCTACGAACTCGTGGATTTGAAGATGGCCAAGATCGTGGGCGCAACATCCGGCCCAGACATCGTTAAGTACAAAGAAGACGGCGAAGACAAGTATGCGTCTGTTGAGGGCACTAAGGGTATTCCCGGTGATCTGATTGTCAAAGGCATGGAAGGTATTCCAACGCAGATGCCGCTGGCTTTCCGCATCTTGGGTATGCCGTCGCGTCTGTTGCGTAAGGCAGTGACACTATCGCCTATCTACGCGGCAAGGCAGTTGTTCCGTGACTCGTTGGCAGCCCCGATTCTGTCCGGCGCTGACTTTATGCCGGTGTTTGGTGCATTGAGACAGATCAACAAACCAACTAAGGAGCTCTTGGAGCGCCGCGGTATCACTGGTGGCCAGCAGTTCACAGGTAACAACGAAGACCTATCCATGATCTTGCGCGAGATTACTTCGGGTAAACCCGGGTGGATGAGCGCCTTGGCCAAGGCTGAAGCGATTGGTATGGAAGCCGATGCGCTAACACGTCGCGCCCAGTACAACAGCTACATCGAACAGGGTCTGTCGGAAATGGAGGCCACGCTCATGGCGCTGGAGTCCATGAACTTTAGCAAACGCGGTGCGTCACCCAGCATACATATCATCGCGTCCATGGTTCCCTTCTTCAACTCACAGATTCAAGGTCTGAACGTGTTGTACAAGGCGATGACTGGCAATATGCCGTTCAACGAACGCCTGAAGATTCAGGAGAAGTTGTTGCAGCGCGGAGCTATGCTGGCCGCAGGTACTTTGGCCTACGCCGCCATGATGCAGGACGACGAAGCGTACAAAGACGCCAACCCCGAGCAGAAGTACGGCAACTGGTTTGTGCGCATCCCCGGTGTCGATCAACCTGTACGTATTCCCGTACCATTCGAAATTGGCTACATCTTCAAGGCTTTGCCCGAGGCGTTGTACAACACCATGATGAACGAGCACGGCAGCGAAGAGGCTGTGAAGGCTTTCCGCCACATCTTGCTGCAAACAATCCCCGGCGGCGGCAGCATGCCTACGATCGGCGGTGTGCCGATTCCAATCCCAATCCCGCAAGCGATTAAACCCACCATCGAGGCAGCGCTCGGCAAGTCGTTCTACACAGAGCGCGACATTCTGACCAGCGCCGAGAAAGGGCTGTTACCTGCGGAGCAGTTCCGCACCAACACATCCGAAGCCGCCAAGATGGCTGGCCGCATTACAGGCACATCACCAATTATTTTGGAACAGTTGGTCAACGGCTACACCGGAGCAATGGGTCTGGCGTTCTTGCAAGCGGTCAGTCTGGGTATCCCCAAGGGCAACACCCCAGAGCAAGCCACCAAGCGTTTGTCGGACATGCCTGTCATCGGCGGGATTTTCCAACCCAATGACGCGGGCGGTATTGTCAACGCTACCTACGACCGATTCGAGGACGCCATGAAGGTGCAGCGCACCGTCGACAAGCTATTCCAAGATGGCCGTCAGGCGGATGCCAACGAGTTGTTGCAGAAGACTGGCAACGAGTACGCTGTTGGTGAGGTGGGCGACTTCTTCACTTCGCAGATGAAAGAGCTGACCCAGTACGAGCGTGCCGTTCAGGCTATGGACATGCCACCCGCCGAGAAGCGTGTGCTCATCGACGAGATCAAGCAGATGAAGAAGACCTTAGCCTTGACAATCCGCCAGACAGCCGACGAAATCTCACGCCAATAAAGCCGTTCTGGACGCCGAAGGTAGCTTGCATCTTGTACCGGTAGGGGAGCGCAGCGAGTAAGCCGCGCTCCCTTATTCCTTCTAGATCAAGACCCGCTACAAAGAAGCTCTCACCCGGCTTTAGGTTGGCCAACGGATAGCGTAGCGCCATCGACAATCTCCTGCTTGCAGCTTATGTGCATCACGTTGACACGCATGCTTGGGCCGTTGGTGCGCGAGAGCATATCCTTCTTGATGTAGTGCACGGTAAATAACAAACCGAGCTGTTCTTTGAAGTCGTCATAACCATAACTCATAGCGACGCAGTGTTGCTTGAGCAGTTGCTCCTCGATGAAGTAGTCCACGTAGCCCGGCGTCAGCAACTCATGCTCGACACGACCCAGCACCTTGTTACGGGTGATTGACTTGTCGACTGTCTCACCGCTGCCCCATGCGGCCAACACACGCTTCTCCTCGTTCTTCTTGATGATGACGAAGCCGCCGTAGTTGTTGCCGGTGTAGGTGTTGAGTACGTCCTCGGCTGTGCGGATGTTACTCTTGAACTTAGCGCGTGCCTTGTCAATCAGTACCTGCAACGCTTCGATGATTCCCTCGACAGGCATCTCGATCAGGTTGGCGTACTTCGGTCCCAGCAAGATAGCCGCTGTCACCGTGGTGGTGCAGCCAGCATGCCAGTAACGCTCCAAGTCCGTGAACTTCATCTTGTCTTTGAGGCGCTCGTCTACCTTGTGGAGCAAACGCTTGGCGGTATCTTGGTTCTTTGTCAACCAGCGCACCCATGCCTCGCCCGCAACGCCGTAGTTCTGCTTCAACCCCTTGAGGATGCTGCGCTCCTCCGCAGACCACTTGAGTTCTTCGGTCGGGTTCCACTCCAACATACGCATCAACTCGCCGTTCGAGCTGAAGGTACGCGCACCTGCCATGTAGTCCAGCAGCATCACGTTTGAGGTCATCGTGCCCGTAGCCGCCCACGTACTGTTGTTAATACGCTCTTTGTTGGAGCCTGACTCCATACGCTCTTTGCCCTGTCCCTCGGCGTAGTCAAAGATGAAAGTTGGTGCCCACTCCATGTCCGCACGGCTACGGCTGGTGATCTCGTCAATGAGCAGGGGCATGCTGTTGAGCAAACCCGCACGCTGTTGCATGGCTACTGGAGATGTACTCTTACCTGTCCTGTACCTTACGGGGTGACCCCATACACCAGCCTTGGCGCTGAGCGTCAAAGACTTACCTGTACCTGACTGGCGTGAGCCGATGTGCCACATGAAGCCCTCGTACTCGGTGAACTTCATAAGCGATGACCCGAACGAGTCTGCGCAGAACGCCAGCATGGTGTGCATCTTTTTGGTTTTGAAGACTTCCCAAACTTTGGCCCACTCCGTGACTGTTCCCTTGCCGTTGGTGTTGCGGTTGATGTTCTCCAAGCCCGGCATGGGTATACGTGTCTCGCGCCCGTCCTTCGTAAACACGCGGTTGTTGTAAACAAACGACATATCTTCCTGCCAGCCGCACTGGAACGGAACCACGATGGCCTTTTTCTCCATGGATGCTTGCTCCACACAGGCCAGCACGTAGTCGTACAGGTTCTTCTGGTGCATGCCGCCAGCCACGATGTTCTGGCTGGCCAGCCACTTCAATGTCTCGTCCTTGCTCACGATGGAGCGCTGGGGGAAGTTCAGGGTTATTACGCCTTCGGGACGCACAGCGGCCATGTGCACCAAGTGGTCGGCCTCCTGCTTGAGTAGGTCAACGACAAACAAGTCGTAGCCAAGAATCTGAACCTCTTTGGTAATCTTTTTCCCCTCGGCGTCTTCGTCCGACACCGTCTTGTAGACACCGCCGTTTCTGCCGTAGCTGTACCCGCGAGGTGGTGCGGGGCGCGTAATTGTGGGGGCTGTGTCCTTGACGTCAATGTCCTCGAAGTCCTCATCGAACTCGTGCTCGAAGTCCTCATCCTCAGCGCTCACCTCGAAGTCCACCATCTTGGGCGCTGGGGCAGGAGTCAGGGGGATTTCTTTCTCAGTGTTGTCGGTCAGTACCTGCCTACCGAGCACCAACGGGTTGGTGATCTTGTTGAAGTGTGGGCACTTCGTGCAGATGCCGGGATTCTCGCTGTCCATCTTGGCACACGCATACGGGCCTTTGATCTCGGCCAGTTTCTGCTGCATACGCGCCATCGGGTACGGGTGCATGTCGCTCAACTCAATGGCATGCGCCATACCGTCTTCGCACTTCTGCGTCCACGAAAGAATCCCACGCCAGATCGGTTCCTTACCGTCATCCTGCGCTGTCGCGATGTAGTCCTGCACCTGTGCGCACTGGGGCTTTATCTTCTCGAACAACGTGACGCTGTTCTCCATGAGTTTGACTTGGGCGGCGTTTGGGTCACGCTTGGGGCGCACGCCGTCGATCTGCTCAGCAACAGGTTTGGGAGTGAAGATTTCCTCGACGTGCTCGTACACCACGGTGGAGAAGGTGTCCAGATCGAACAGGTCACCCTCCTGCACTATGCGCACAGGGCGCGGCGTCGTGTACTTCTTCTTGTAGTTGGTCGTGCCGGGCACCCGCAAGATACGGGCTGCGTCAGCCGTTACCGTCATGTCTATATTGAAATTGCACTGCTTGCACAGACGCTTGAGGTTCTCTGCAACAGGTTTCCAAATAGCCACAGGGATTTCTTCGCGCAGTGGCCAGTAAGCGTGCAAGCCACCGCCAGAGTCCACCACCCAAGGATTGCCTAGCGCAATCAAACCCGTCTCAGCCAAGAAGTCCGTCAGCGCATTAGCCGCAGCTTTCTTTGAGGCGTAGCCATCCATGTCGATAAAGAACGAACGGACATACTGCGCTTGCTCTGCGCCGCGCTTCTCGTCGAAGGTAGCCAAGGCAAAGAACACATCGCACTTGGCCGCATGCCAAGCGTCTATCTTCGGGATGAGGTCGTCGATCGTCTCCGCATAAAAATGCTCTTTTCTTTTTGTGAGTTCCACCGCACAGTACTGGCCTAAACCAGAAGACGGCAAAACCACCGCTAAAAACTCAGCGGGTGTCATAACTGTCCTTGGTTTTATTGAAAGTCGTCGTTTGCGTGGCTTACGCCCTGCTCAAAGCCGTCGGTGAAACCTTCGTGGTAAATACTTTCGCGGTCCAGCTCTGCGATCTCGTCAATTCGAGCAGCCAAGCGTGCGCACAACTCCTCGACCCACTCTTTAGGCAATCCCTCGGGGCCGATTAAATAAACTTGGCGCAGGATTTCTTCGTCTGTCAGGTTGGAAGGTTGAATTGCTTGCATATTTTTCTCCATGCGTCATCCGCTGTTGATGATGACTTCAAAATTGTGAGGAGCGCCTCGACCACAGGTCGATACGCCACGAAGACTTCGCCGCCAGCAAACCAGTTGTAGACCGACTGACGCGATGCGCCCGTTGCCTTGGCAATCTTGGTTACTGGGAAGTCCAGATGCACAGCCCAGCGCCCGAGCTGGTTACCCAGCGTCTTCGGCGCATGCTTGACCGTGTTTATGATTTGTTCTGAATAGGCCATATAGATTAGGTGGGGGTGTAGCGGACCTGCTTTGAACGGCACCACATGGGTACAGGCCGAGGCGTCTTCAACTACACCCCCGAACTCCTTACTCAGCGTCCCAATCATCCACCATATCGGCCAAGTTGGCCTTCTGGGTGGGGACAGCGCTTGGCTTCTTTTCTTCCTTGCGGACCACTGGCTCGTCGTCTTCAACAACAGGGGCTGCTTTGGCTTTTGCCTTGGCCTTGGTGGCCTTGGCTCGCTCAGCCGCAATCGCTGCGTCCTCTTCTTCGTCCATCATCTCGCCCATTGGCTTAGCTGCGGCCTTGGGCTTTGTGCCCTGCACTGGGTTTGTCACCTCGGCGACTTTGTCTGTCTTGGGGATTGACATGATAACAGCTTGCTTGGCTTCAACGGATGCGCCCTTCGCTGTGCACACTGGGTACTCGTCGTCGGTCAGGTAGCGCATGGTCTTGAAGAACAGCTTGGGTGACTCGGACTTGGTGTCGAAGCGCATACGGGTCACGACTTCGGTGGGGTCGATGTTCTGTGCCACCAACCAGCGAGCGTAGGCTTGCAGGGGGCGGTTGTCGCCTTCTTCTTTACCGAAGATTGACGTAGCTGGCAGGGTCAACTGGAGCACGTCGCCTTCCATGTCGTTGGCCAAGACCACAGCAAGACGTTTTTGGTAGCGGCATGCGCGGCTGTTACCGTTGCCTGAACCCGCGATGTTTTGTGGGCACTCGACGCAGGTCGTGGCTTGAGGTGTCTCGACTTCTGGCGATGGCTTGTCGCCGTCTTGTGACCAGCACTCTGGTGCAACTACCTTGTCGGCTTCGTACTTAGCCATATAGAACACGCGGCTGACTTTGGGGGCTGAGTTCACAATCACCACATCGAGGTAGCGTTCTTCGATAGCGGCGACTTCTTTGCCACCAGCCACCAGACGGAACACGCCGCCTTTGATTGAGATACGCTTGCCACCACTACCACCCGCGCCACCGGCGAGAGCTTTAGCTACTGCGGACAATTCACCGCGTGCCTTGACGAAGGCGGGTACGGCTGCGGGGTTAAAAACTGCTACGTTGCTCATTTGGTTTCTCCTATGATGAAATCTAAAAATACTTGCGCTGTTGCGACTACTTGGTTGGCTTGGTACATACCGCCGTTGTTCTTGTGGAACGCAAGGGCTTGCTCAAGCGCGTTGGAACGCGTCCAGTTGTTGGGTTCGCTATCAGCAACGGAAAGACCCGCGCTGGTTACTGTGTCTACCATCACGGGCAACTCCGCGAGGCTCTCAGGTGTGATCTTCTTGGTCATTTGGTTGGTTTCCTAACTGATACGTTGTACTCGGTCATCGAGTTCAAGCCGGGTGGTACGAGGCCGGGGTTCTCTTCCAAAAAAGTACGCATGTTGGTCTGCGCAATACGCTTCTCCAACAGGTCCACGGCATCGTGTTCCTTAACGAACTCTTTGAACGAATCCCAGTCTTGTGTGTTGTAGCGTGTCGAGGTCGACAGCACTACGGTTCCTTGGTCTGTGCGCACGGATGACACACCGAGCTTCAGCATCTGGTCTTTGAGTGCGACTTTCACAGCGTCTTGTTGGGCTTTGATAGCCTCGACTTGTGTTTCGTACTCGCGGGTCAGTTCCTGAATTCGGACGGACATCTTACGATAGACCTTGGCAAGTTTGTCCATGGGTACGGACACCTGCTCAACAGGTTCTTTGGCGGCGACTTCGCCTTCATCATCTAGATCGTAGCTCATTGGCTTCTCCTTGTAGTTGTCTAGTGTTTGACAATGGTACACGAACTTTTTGCCGTGCACCATAACTTTTCGAAAATATTTTTAGCCCTCCATTTCTTGCGCAAACATGTCAGTGAGAAGTACGCTGTCGTTGACTTTGGTACTCATTGCTTTAAATAACTTTTTCTCGATAGGACTCGATTCAATATGCACTACGGTTACTTTGTCTGAGTCCTGCCCCTTGCGGTCTGCTCGCGCAATACACTGAACGTATTGCTCAACGCTCATCAACGGGCCAAAAAATACTACCGTGTCCGCCGCTGTCAGGGTAATCCCGTGTGCAGTAGCTTGAGGCTGCATCACCAGCACGCGAATGGTGTCGGTGGTCTGGAAGTCGTTGATGATCTGCCCGCGCTTGGTTGCCGTCACGTCACCATGAATCTGCCCCACGCCGAAGCCATGCTTAGTCAAGTAGGTCACGATGGTGTCGATGCTTGAGCGGAACAGCGCGAAGATAATCACTTTCCTCTCGGTTTCTTCGAGCACCTCACTTAAAACGTTGAGTCTAGGAGCGGCATCGAACTCAACAACTTCTTTGTCGTCTGTGTACGCAGCGCCGCATGAGATTTGCAACAGCTTGTTGACTGCAACACCTGCGTTGACCGCGCTGATTGTTTCCCCCGCCGTGCGCACCAACATCTGCTCTTTGAGCATCTTGTAGTACTTGTTCTGCTGGGGCGTCATGGGCACCTCACGCGTCACCGTGATAACTGGAGGCAAGTCAAGACACTGCGCCTTGGTGAAACGAATTGCTGGTTGAAGCGCCTCGAATACTTTGTCACGTGCATCGGGCTTGGCGGCCCACTTGAACATCGTGACCTTGTTCATTACCTTGTCGCGCCATGCAGTTTGAAACTTAGGCACACCAGTCGGGTTCACCAATCGAGCCAAGCCGTACGCATCCACAGGTGACTGCGAAGCAGGAGTACCCGTCATCATCCACAGATACGTCTCGGGTTTGATGATTGACGACAGGGCTTTCCAACGACGAGTCGATGGGTTCTTGTATGCGTTTGCTTCGTCAACAATCACGAGGTCAAACTTGCCGTTGGCGTTGATCTCATCTGCAATTAAATTCAAGCCGTCGTAGTTGGCGATGACGATCTCGTAGTCCTGTTGAATCATCTCGATGCGGCGCGTTGACTGTGCGTGATGAGCTACGACTGCTGAGCGATGAATGATGCTGCTACCGATGTCTCCCATCCACGCGCTGTGCATGATTGATAGTGGGCACAGAATCAGCACACGACGAACCTCACCGCGCTTCATCAAGTAGTCAGCGGCCCACAATGCAGAGAGCGTCTTACCTGTGCCGGGGTCGTTGAAACAAAACGCACGGCGGTGTGCCGTGAGGAAAGCAGACGTCTCAATCTGGTGAGCCATTGGGGTGAAGCGTCCGGGCCAATCGTAGCGCCGAGTGATCGGCATGGGGACATTCTTCACGCCGAGGTTCTTCAACACACGACATTCATCTAAGCCCCAGTAGACAGCAACTTCGTAGACACCGTTGTTCTCAGACACTACCTTGTGCTTGGGGATGATGCTGTACTTCTGCGGGTTGCGTGTACGTAACAGCAACGCCTTGTCTTCAATGATCTGCATTACGCGTTCTCCTGTTATTCATTCTGGTTTTCTACAAACGTATCGCGCTCGATCTGTTAGGTAGTGCATTTCTAGGTGCGCCATCTGTCGCAATCGTTTATAGACTATGAGAAAGAACTCATCTTCCTCAACGGTTTCTAGATCAACCCATTCATTTCCAAAACGTGTTACCCAGAGATCAACCAACACAGCTATGGGTGCTTTAAAAGCTGCGTGCTCATTGAGCTCGGCCATGTTGGTTTGTGCGTGGGGCCACCGATCTGGTGGCATGCTTACTTTCGTTGTGTTGTGCACGCTCCCCGTGATGGTTTGAAGCATAGACGAGGATACCGTAACGCTATTTAGATTTGATTGTGTGGTCAGAGTTGCGTGCGTAACTTCTGTTTGCGCTGGCAGATTTAACTCGTAGGTTACTTGGCGTTGTGGTGCCGCCTTTGCTGAGGGGTTTTTTGTGGTCAACATCTTTGCCATCTCCTTTGGTTACTTTTCCTTCGCGCTCCATGATGGCGCGGGCTTGATTGCGGGCAGCGCGTTTCTTCTTGACCTCGGGCTTCTGGTCATACGCTGGGTACGGAATACGGTCTTCTTTGTTTTTGTAGGGCATGATGTTTCCTATCTGGCTTGGTTGACTTGGGAGAGCGCACGCAGTCCATCGACTACACGCGCAGGCTGGTCTTTGACGTTCTTGATTCTCATCACGTCATGTGCTAAACGCAGCGCCATAACTGTCGCACATTCTGGGTGAAACCACAAGGTTGTGTAACCTGCCACTAAATCAAAAATTTTATTGAAACGCGGGTCTTTTGATTGCGAGAGCTGCCCTTCGCCAGCATGCTCTATTGCGTGTTGATCTTCTCTAATATCTCCGTGGCAGATGTGGCACTTGCACGGCGTCATGTTGAAATCGTTTGGTGTTTGCAGTCCCATTATTTTCTCCTAGTGTTTTGGGTTGAACTCGCATGTCTTCACCGGACACCAACCGCACAGTGGCGTTTGGTTTGGGTTCCATACGTTGTTGTCGAAGCTGGCTTCAAGTCGTGCTGTACGCTCGCGGTACTTCCACCAAAAGGCATCGGCTTGCTCACGCAACATCTGCATGCGCACCATATCATTCTTGACCAGAAACAGCAACGCTGAGTTGACCTTGCGGATATGCGGGAAGTGCGCAAACACCATGATGGACATAAGCACCAACTGCTCACGGTCAGGGTACTTGTTGTTACCTGTTTTGTAGTCAACAACCCACGCCGTCAAGTTGTCGTCATCAACGATCAACAAGTCAGCAATGCCGCGCACCCATACGTCTTTTGCTTTCCACTCAGTCGGCTTCAGGTCAGCAGTCAACGCCATCTCATGCTCGGCAATCTTGCGCCCGTTCTTCTCCATGAGGCGATCAACTACATCCTTGAACTGCGCATGCTCTGGTGGGATTGGCTTGCCCTCACGCACGTACAACTCCAAGCTCTCATGAACCTGATTGCCGTAGCGTGTTGCCTCGTTCTCGGTGAACGGGTAGTTCTTCAAGACCTTGACTTCGTGATAGCGCCGAGCGCAGCCCTCAAAATCTTTGAGGGAGGAGTGTGACCAAGCGATCTGTTTTTTCATGGGTATTGTGGGTTAAGGGTTTCGAAGGCGGCGAAGACGCACTTGATGGTGCTGACGTCGGGGAAAAGTTGTACAGCGAACTGGTAGTCGTCTGGCGTAACCAGAAAAAACCCTCGCATGGTCTCAACCACTTTAAACCCGCGCAGCTCCATCAAAGCAAGCATCGTCTGTTCTTCAGAGCTTAGCGCTGTCGACCGCATCGCTGAGCCTGTTGGCGAACTGTGTAACGAAGTGCTCGTTGTTGTGTAGGTTGTGCCCCATGTCGTACAGGATGGCGTGCGTTATCTCATGCCAGAACGAGTTGTGCATCTCCTCGTCGCCGTACTCCATGCGGATGACGTTGCCGTTGGGTACCTTGATGGTGGCACTACGACACAGGGTTATGTAGCCCTCGTCGTAATTGACCTCGCCCATGTACCGACCATCGAGCAACGAGTCCTCGTACTTGATGGTGTATGTAGTCTTGCCGACTGTGATCTGTGATGGAATATTCATAGTGCTTCTCCTAGTTTTTAGCTAACCCATACCGTCGATGATGACCGCCATCCGCATCAAGCGGAATCCCGGGCATGTACTTCGGCTCCATAGTCATCTGCGCCAAGACCCAAGTCTTAGCGGCAGCTGCTTCTTCTGCTGGTGCAACAGCAATCAATTCGTCATGCACTGTCCCCTTCACAGGGTAGCGTTTATCAACGCGTAGCATGCCGTCCGTCATCACGATACGCGCAACACCTTGCACGATGTTGTTGGTAATCTTACCCGCGTACAGCTTCGTAGGCGTTACACCTTCTTCGCCGTAGACCCACTCTTTTTCTTTCAGAGTTCTGATCGTACCATCGGCCAGCTTCTCGGTCTTGTTGACTTGACGCAGATTAGGATACCGCAAACTCATGCCGTTTGGCAAGACGATTTCTTCCTTGCGGAACGTAATGCACTTGTAAGTATGCTCGTGCCCATCGTGCAGTGCGCTCACCATCAACGAGGAACACATTTCCCAGAAGCCAACCACGGGGTACGCCGTACTGCGGTAGATGTCGATGATCTTCTTAGCCGCCACACAATGCGTGAGAAGTTCTTCCTCGGTGCAGGTGTGGGGAATCTCGGCCATCTTTTCTAGGTTGTCTTTGTAGTCGATGAACGACTGGACGTAAGTCGCATTAACGCCAAGTTTCTTCGCAAACGATTTGTCATAGCGTTGTGGCGGCGCACCGAGGAATCCGACCAGTAGTTGTGCTGCGAAAGACGCCCACCCAAGCCCATAACCGCAACCAAGCAACGCGCTCTTTGCAGACTGCCGCAGGTCAGGGTGGCTCTCTTTAGTGAGGCCGGGAATGTTAAACATCTGAGCACCGAACGCGGCATAAGGGTCACCGCCAGCACGGAAGATGTCAAGCATGTCTTCGTAGTCTGCAAGCCACGCGAGTACTCGCGGCTCAATCTGCGAGAGGTCACCCACGACCAGTTCGCAACCTTCGGGAGCCATAATTGCTTTGCGTAAGAACGAACCTCGCTTGAGGTTTTGCATGTTGATGGCACTACCCTTGCTTGCTGTCCAGCGGCCCGATAGTGCCCCGTAGTACGAGAGGGGAACAGGCAACGCGCCACGACGGGAGATGTCAAGAAAGCGCTGCGCTCGCGTGCGCTCAGTTGTAGATTTAACTTTAAGACGCGCTTCGCAGAGTAGGGAGACGTCTTCGTTCGACCCATTAAGGAGCTGTTGGAATAGCGCATCGTTCTTTGCAAGCGCAAGAGCTGGCTTGCCAGTGGTCTTGCTTTTCTTATACGGCGCAGGGACGCCAAGAGATTCAAGAACCTTCGCGAACTGTGCGTTCGACGCGAGAGCAGCTTCTTCCACGCCGAGCTTTTCAAGTAGCGCTTCACGTTTGGTTCGTTCGTCATACAGTGCCTCCTCAAGCATTGGCCCGTCAAGTTCAAGGACAGGGCGGGTATACATCTTCAACGTCATGTCAATCAGACGCAGTTCGGATTTGGGGTATCCATCAATGAACCGAGTGAAAATTTCTTCGCACAGGTACACGTCATGGGCGCAGTAGTCGGCAAGTTCTCTTTCAATCTCTGGCGAAATTGATGTGAGGCCCTCACTGCTATAGACCGCCGTTCCCTTGGGTCGAAGTCCAAAGTCGAGCGCCAGCTTTGCAAGGGAGTTGCCAACTTCCACGCCTCGTAAAGCGCGTCCCATTGATAGCGTGTCGAAGATGAAGCAGGGGTGTACTCCGTAGCGCCATTCAAGTATGGAGACGTCAAATTGGGCGTTATGAGCAAGGATGGCGGTTCGTCCCCAGTCGAATGTTGATAAGACTCTAGGTAGCTCGTTGTCTCCATACCATTGCACAATTCCATCGCTTCCATATACATGGAGGCAAGCCCCGAACGCTTTGAATCTTGGGTCACGAACATACTCCTCTGTTGTCATCTTCGACAGCGTGTACTCTTTGCTGTCCCAACGCGTCTCGAAGTCGATGGTTACGATTTGTTTAAATGGTGCGCTCAATTCATCATCTCCTTGGGTGGTGCGCCTACCGTGTTTAGTTCGTAGAACATGCCCTCCAGTTTTGCCAGAATAGTCGCAGCCTCCATCTCATCTGCGTTGATCGTCAACAGCGTGGCTTGTTCGCTGTCGTCGTTACCCACGACAATGACTGCGTGATGCTTTGGGTCGACATAGCACGCGATGATCTTCTTCACCACGATGCGCAGGTGATCGCGCTGTTGTTGGCTAAGGCTGTCTACCTGTTCCATGAACTCCAGCGACTCTTTTGTTTCCTCAAATGTTCGTCTTGTCATTACTCGCTCCTAAAAATGTTTCCAACTCATGTAGGTTGGTCTCGTTAATCACCAGCGTGCTACCGCCACTGTCCCTGATACGTTGCAGGTTGTCTTCCTGTAACGCTGTGGTCTTGCCTTTACCAGCCTTCGCTTCAATGCCGACGAAGTGCCCATCATGACACGCCAAGAAGTCAGGCACTCCGCTGCTACCATAACCCGTACCAATCGGCATAGCGTAGTAGGTCTTGGTTATGTCCAGTATCTTTCTGATTTGCTTCTTCACTTTAGCCTCTGGTGTCATTGCCATTGATCGCCTCCATTTTCTCTAGGTGCGCCGCTATTTCGACCCCGTGCTCCGTTTGGTAGCGCTCGTACTCCTCACCAAACAAACTATTCAATGCAGGGACTAGCTCTTTCAGTAACTCAGTGCGGGTGAACCCACCTATGTGGGGTAAATCATCAATGTAGCGATCAAGGTCAACGCCTTTCAAATACTTTGCGCCATCCTCTGCCATGATGATGACTTCCAGCTGGCGTAATCTGCGATACAACATTGCCTCGCCTTTTATATCGTCGATTTGATTACGCAAGCGCTTGATGTACTGCTGTGCTTGGTGCAGCTTTTCTTTGTCGCTTAGCTCGCGGTACTCGTCAACGATTTGACCTTCACCTTTTGCTACGGCTTTTCCAAAACTCATGATCTTCTCCTGTTGTGTTTAGTAAGGGTGAGGGGGATAGTAGATTACGCACCCCCTCGTTGCGTTGAGAGCGTAGCGGTGCAGGGACAATCCTTATGGCCGAGGCCCACACCACCAACAAAATGTGTTTGCATCTACAAGGCTTGCACACGTTGCTTCATGAAATACCTCAGCCTGTCAGTTCTTTTAGCTTTTGCATGTAGTGTTCTAGTTTGCCGATGTCGTACTCGTCCTTCTTACCTTGGCGCAAACTGTACTTGATGATGTTGCCTTTCAAGTACCCAATAAATTCTTCGCGTGTCAGTACGTGCTCCATGATTACCCACGGCTGTACTGGCATCTCTTTGTAGTGGTTGCCGCCCACTTGTCGGTCGTCTGCTTTCATGCTTGCTCCTTCTGTTTTATCGGGCGCATACGTTTAGCGCGGTACTCTTTTGTGACGATGTCCATCGCCTTCTCCATGTCGCTGATTGTCGTGTTGTCCAGCTGTGCGTCGTGTATCTCAAGCACCAAGTTCATAGCCTTGAGTTCTTCTGCCTTGAGGATGAATCGCTTGGACTCGATACCGCGCCTACCCACAGCATGAAGTGCGTCTAAGCCAGCGGTAATCTCTTCTTTCCAATCGTTGCCCAACTCAGGTCGCAACATCACGTATGCCTCACACATATTAAATGCAGCGATCAGAATGTCGAGGTCTGCGACAGTCGCGTCTCCCCTACGCAGTGCGTCCATGGCGTCATGGTTTCGTATGCGCAGTGTTGTACTGTACTCCACCGTCTTGAACGGTTGCAGCCCTTTGAGTACGTAGCTTATCACGTCAGCGCGGACACCCTTTGGCTTGTACTTGCTCTGCTTTCTCATTACTCGGTTCCTGTTTTTGAGTGTTGCTTGGCTGCACGCTCTACCGCCCTAGGTTTTCTTATGACCTTGTGCGGCTCGTTGATCTTGCGCTCCTCTTGGTTGGCAGCAATCGTGCGGAAGTCTTTCATGAAGTCGGGGTGAAACGTCTTCATGTAGTCAGGATGAAACGCGTTCATGATTGTCATAGCGGGCTCTCCGGTAGTTGTTGACGTTGCTTCGCTTGGTACTCCTTGACCTGTTGTGGAGTCCAAGGTGTCAGCGGTTGTGTTGGGAAGGGCCATGTATTAGTCATCCATAGTCTCCAAGTAGTATGCAAACCCCACCATTACGGCAACAAATACACCGCCTCCGATAGCCATCAGCAGTGCCATCAACAAAATACTTTCAATCATGCGAACACCTCCACTTCTGATTGGGTTTCAATCCACACATGCGCACCACACGACAACGGTTTGTCGGGTGAATAAACAATTTTGCTTGGGCCTTTGATGTCCACAGCGTGCGCGTAGCGGTTGTCTTTGTATGTTTTTACTGTAAGCACTGGGTCGTTTGCACCTGTTGCTCGGTTTGACTTAATGATGTGTTGGTTGACGTGCACGATCGTTTTCATGTTGCCTCCTTCTTCTTAGCTTCGATGGCATTGTTGACAATGTTGCGCCACTCCTCGGGCGTGAAGCCATCCCAGCTCTCTGGTTTACTAGCAAGCCCTAGCGCAATACCTCGTACTAATGCGCCCTCCATGACAGCCATGTGTTCTTCACTAGTCATGTACAGCGTGATGGTTGCACTGCCGTCTTCGTGTTCAATGATGTTTTTTACTTTCATGTGTTCTTCTCCAACTCTGCAACCCTTGCCGACAGCACACGCACCATCTCAGTCAGCACTGCAACCTCTGCTAGTAACGCCTCGCGTGATGGTTTCTTAATATCTCGCACGTAGTCTTGCTTGATGCGCGACTCACGCTCAATGCGGTTAAATTCTTCGTCTTCAGGTGTCATCATGTTCTCCTTAGTTCTTGGCTAGGTAATACGCTGCGCACACCATTAGTGTGACGACAAGTGGAAACCATTGGGATTTCATATCAACCTCCGAAGATTATTTTAAGTAAATCATACAGAGCACGAGCTTGCGTCACGCTCAGTTTATCAACTTCCCTTTGTGCGTTCCAGTTATGGTTAACGAGCAGGGAGTGCGTAGCCTTGCGCGGAGCTGGGGTATCTTGCGCAGGTAGCGCGGCAATGCCAGCGGCTTGCACAGGTGCGCTAAGCGGCTTCACCTTCGCAGGCTTCTTAATCTTCAATTGCTTAACAACGGGCGACTTGCTCGACTTCAACGGCACATACGCGTTAGCCACCGTGGTCAGAGCGCCACTAATGTCTTGGTTAAACTGCCCCTGCCGTGTCATCTGATAGATCAACGAACGCACTGTGTTGTGCTTGAAACCTTTCTTCTCCATCATCTTCACGTAGAACACAGGCTTTTGGTTAGGGAAGTCGCGCACAGCATTGAATGTTTCGCGTGACGCGTTGTTGGTTGGTTTGAACAGGTGGCGTTTAGTTATTTGTTCCATAGTTGCTTTCGGGTTGTGGTTGATTTGTTTGGCTTGCTCGATGAGCATTTGCTCCTCCTCCCACGCGGGGAGGATTGTTTGAAGTTCGTCTTGTAAAGTAGGCATGACCGTTCCCTTTCTTAGAAGTTAAATTTGCTGAGGATAGAGTCCACAGCTTTCTTGGTGTCTTGGCGCACGTACTCGTTCTTACGCAACTCTTGTGGAGTCACGCCTAGCAACGCTTGCTCAAGTTCTTTGCGTGCCGCCTCAAGGGTGGTATCCCCCACTACGTTGAGCGCTTTGGTCAAGTCGCACAACTCCAACGCACCATCGACAAGAGAGTCGTGGAAGCGGCGTTGCTTGGCCTCACCCTGCACGTAGTCAGTCGTCAGTCGATCAGACATACGCTTCATGTGGTCACCCAGTCGTGCGCGGATGTCACGCATAGCAGACTCGATGCGTTCCTCTGCCATTGCGTTGAGACGTGTGCGCAGTTCCTCTTGTGCATCGTTGCCGATGTCAACACGAAAGTCCCCCGCAGTAGGCACAGGTAGGAAGCCGATGCGAAAAGCAAACTTGGTCACCATCTCGTTGGCTGTCGGGTAGTCAGAGCGCTTGAACATATCCCCCAACGACATCGCTTGCGCAGAGATCAACGTAGGATAGATCGTCACGAACTCGGTAACCAAGCGCTCGAACTCCTCCTCGAATTGATTCATGCGCTCAGTGAAGGCGACGAAGTTCACAGTAGGTAACAGGCGCAGACCTGAGTCAGACCAAGGTAAGGTGTGGTCATACACATACGTGCGTGCCCTGCCTACCATCTGTTGAATGACATCGAGTTCTGTGCGACCTGCGAGCAGGTGCTTGTTGACGCGTGCCGCATCCTTGGCTGTTGCGTTCTTGGTTGCGACTACCTCATCGGTGGTGCTCTTGTCTAGCTTGCGTGCTGTCCACACAGAAGCATTGAACTCCACCAACATAGCGCAGGTGTCGAGGTTGTAACGTGGTTGTGTTGTCATGATGTACTCTCTTTCGGTTGGTTAATAGTTGATGGTGTTGTTCATGTGTTCGCGCATCGCACGCATCACTTGCTTGTTGAACACGTATGCGTTGTTGGTAATGAAGCGCTCGAAAAACATTGGGTCATTCATTGCGAACATGAGTTTTTGTTTGACAATATCTTCAATGCGTTTGTCGATGTCTCGCTTTAAATCCTCATCGCCATACTCCATCTGTAAGGCGAGGGCTGTTGTTACTGGGTCAGTCATAAGTTTTCTCCTTTGTTGAATCTATAAAGGCACAGCATCTTTAGTGTCTCGATGTCGCCGCCCTCATCTGCGCCATCGTGTCTTGCTTGCATCAACCATATCCCGTGCTTGAGCATGATCGTGATGCTGTTCTTGTAAGGCGTGATAACCATCAGTTCTTCTTCTGTAACTTCTCTTTGTATCTCACGCCTGTCGAGCCACTTAGTCTCCGTAATCATGGAACGATGCGGATGACCTTGCCTGTGTGCGGCAGGAAGTCGTCGTTGTCAACGACACCCCACAGCAGAGGGAAGGGTGCTACCTTGTAGTCGGACTCGATGTACCCGTCAGTCAGCATGATGACCGCCTTGGGCTTGATCTCGTGCTCGGCTATGTACTCGGCAACGCATGACACAGTAGTACCGCCGCCACCCTTGGGCTTCATGAGCGTAGCGATCTGCTCGTACTCATGCGGCAAGAACTCTTGGTCACCTGCTACCTCGGTGTCCCACCACAAGATGCGTACCTTCTCGGGCTTGACGTTGGCACACACGCGAGCGATCTCACCGAAGATGATGGGGTACGCCCAGTGCATAGAGCCTGACGTGTCACACGCTACAACCAACTCGCCGATGGACTCATCGAAGTGCGAGGGCATAACGAAACCCGAGGCAAGCATGCGCTTGTTGGGCGGACAGAAGCGAGAGTTCTCATCACCCTGACACACAGTCTGAATGAAGTCGAGCAACGCATCTTTCCAGTTGGTCGTACGCTCGGCGGCAGTACCGAACACATCACGCCCACCCTTGCCATCGCCACGCATCTTGCGCACCAACAACTCACCCTGACGATTGGCATCGTCGATCATCTTCTCTAACGCCTTGCGCTCGTCAGGCGTCATGTTGCTCGTGTCGATGATGTGCTCGTCGAACTCGCCACCCTCTTGGAAGCGCGGGTCGTCAGGGTTTTCTTCTTGCTCCTTGAGTAAGTCTTGCAACACCTGCGGAAAGGACTTGCCCTCATACTTCTTGTCGACAAGCGGAGGCGTAGTCGTGGGGCGCTCGACGAACTTGAACTCGGGGTCCATCTCCTCGATCAACCCGTTGATGACGTAGTCCATAGCCACGTTGCAGATGCGGTTGCCGTGTGTCTTGCTGAGTTGCTCGTAGTAGGGCAGGACACAATGCTTGTATGCAACGTGACCATTCTCGTGAAGCACAAGGTAGCGCAGTTGCTTGCGTGTCATCGGCTCGATGAACGCTGAGCCGTAGAACTTGTTCTTGCCGTCAGTACCCGCAGTAGGTATGTCGTCGCGTACCTCGGACTTGCCCATACAGATATGACCTGAGAGCAAGGCGAACTTAGGGTGACGCATACAGTCGATGTTGGCCGCTTGTATGCGTTGGTTAAGGGAAAGTGTATTGAATGTCATGTGTCACCTCACTTGGTTGAGAAGAAAACTTTGTGTGTCTGCAACATCTTGCCGAAGCTATTGATGGTTGCGAACATAGCAACGCGCTGTGATGAAGCGATGGTGTTGCAGAAGATGGACTGCATCTCTGCACGCATACGCCACACATACTCGACGATAGCTTCTGCCTCGGCACGATTCTCTGCACGAGATACGAACTGAAACACTTGCACGAGTTGCGCGGTAGGGTTGTCGGACATCGGTGCGTTCTTGGGGTCTTTGATAACGCGGTCATACGAACAGATGTCACGACCGAAGCGAACGAATGAACCAAGCGCCTCGGCAGTAGTAGCACCGATGGTGCCGATCAATGCCGCCTCAAGGGTATCGTCATCGACAACGCCATCGCAACTGTCCAAGATATCCGAAGCGGCGTTCAAACTGCGGGGGGATGCGTAAGCGAGTTGCATACTGCGAGGGTTGAAGATGTAGCCATTGTCCTTGCTCATGTCCTTGCCCTCGTACTTGCCGCCCTTGTCGTAGTCAATGAATGAATCGAATACTTGTGGGTAGTTGTGGCAGAAGGCAGTCACGTTGGCATTGATACCGCGTGGGATAGCGTAGTTGTTGATCCACTCATCGACAGTAGGCTTGCGCATCTTGACGAACACGAGACGATTACGCAGGTGAGCTTGGATGCTATCGCCGAGACCCTCGGTGCTGAGGTTGGTAGCACAGAAGACAACGCTACCCTCGGGCATGTGATAGTTACCAACGCGGCGCTCGTAGATGATTGGGGCAAGCACGTTCTTGATGAACTGCGGTGCTTTGGCAATCTCATCAAGCATCACAAGGATAGGTCGTGCACCATTGATGCCGAGTTGGTTAGTCTTGGATACACCGAAACGCTCGTTGGGCAACTCACGCGACACGCCGTTCTCACGATCGAGGTCAGGCATCCACACAGAACCATCGGACAACTGGGTGCAATCGACAGGGTCAACAGCAATGTGGTCGGCGAACTTGGGCATGGCTTTGAGTGCGTGAAAGAGTGCAGTCTTGCCGATGCCGTTCTCGCCCTCGACAATGATGGTGCGCTTGTCACCTGCGTTAGCGATAAGGTTTTGAACCTGAGTGAAAGAAAGATATTTATTCATGATTGAAAGCTCCTAAAAAGATTGATGGGATTGCGGACACCTTGTCCGCATCCGAATGGTTAGTATACCGAATTGTCCATTGTTTGACAGAATATTTTTACATATTGAATCCTTTCTTTATGGGTAGGTTGTGATAGACGAACGAGGGTATAAATCCTTGTCCATAAACTGAGGTTGAAGCACAGCCTCACTCTTAGTGTTAGCGCCCACTAGCTTATAGACATTGTTGAGAATAGCTTTCTCAAAGTCTTTCTCTGTAACAGGTTTGCGTAAGTCTGAGGGTGACGAGTGCGGTTGATTGGAGCTTGCGTAGCGATACCCGAGGTGGAAGTCGCCTTGGTCGTACCCACGCTTAGAAACAAGCGTGTCGTATATCTCTTGGCACAGTTCAAAGAAGTGGTCGATTGCATATTGCTCGGGCATATCCTCATCCCATATAGCCTCGATAGCAAGACGCTCGGTGTGTGACGTATTACAGCCACCGAAGGGGCGACCCTTGTGATGTTGCGGCACACAGTTGTCGGCATACTCAGGCATACGCATCTGTGCAAGCATGATGTAGTTGCTGAACTTCTCTTTGATACGCGCACGCTTCGCCTTGTCTTCTTCATTGGACTTGTGCGTGTAGTGCGTGGTGTGTCGTGACTTGTCGATGATGATGCGACGCTCGGCATCGAGCGTCATGTCTAAGCTGAACTGGGCGTTGTTGTCGATGATGTCGTTGCAGTTATAGACAGGTGCAACAACGTGGCGATTGTCTGTCGTTTGTTTCGTCATGGCATACCACACACCAAGCACATTCCACATAAAGCTCTTGCTCGTCACGCTGCTGTGCCCTGAGTACAACACGCGGCTATGTCCCTGCTCGTTAGGCTTGTAGAACCTAGCCATGACTTGTTGATACAGACACACATCGTAATACTCGCCGTCATTGTGTCGCTCAATGCGGTAGTGTCTGTTGCCCGATGCTCTCTCCTTGAGACAGCGCTCGTGTGATTGCCAGCCCTTGCACCTAGTGTGCGCTGTCCTGCTGTTGAAGTAACTGTCTGCTCGTTCGTAGCTATTGATGGTTGCTACGCTACCTACGTGTCCAAAACTCATGATGTGCTCTCTTTCTTTGGTGGTTAAAAACTTGTGACTAACTCGTGGCGTGTGGTGATGTACTCATACAGGTCGTGTCCGTCATGTATTTCTTCCGAGTCGAAATCTTCTGCGCCATCCTCTCCTAGCGTGACGATGCGATAGCTACCCATCTCCAACGCGTATGCGTTCTCGTAGATAAACTTGTGCGCTATCACGCCGGGGTATCCTGCATACCACTTGATGTCTGTCTCTTTGAACGTAATGATGGGGTCACGTTCATTGTCGTACTCACATTCCTCGATTGCTTTGCGTACCTCGGGGTCATCGTGTGCCAACATCAACGTGACGTAGGCATCTCTCGTTTGTATGTCATCGAATTTGATGACGTATGCAACATCGCTTCTGTATCCCATTTCATTCTCCTTTACAGCATATTGCCGCGTTCATCAAACACATAGTCATGCACACCTGCGAACTCAATCAATGAAGCCTCGCTCGTCAGGTCGTCATACTCTTTCTCAAGTTTCTTGTAGATGTCATCGGCGAAGGCACGTGCTTGTGTCAGCGCTTCGTCACACCACTCGGTGATGCGTTGCTCGTAGTCAAACGATTCTTTGAGTTGATAGATGGTTGCGCCTGCTAACGCACCATGTTGTAGCTCAGCGACATCGTCATCATCTACATTCAACGAGTTGTTGGGGTGGTCGGACATACTCATGCCACCCGAGTGGCAGTAGCGATAGTTGTGGTTGTCGATACTTATCCATCTGTCAATCCACCCCTCCTCCCACAACGCAACCAAGAGGACGTCCTCTGCGTACCATGCACTACGCTCATCGAGGTTAGTCTCAACAAAAGTCTGCAAGTCAATACGCCCTGTCCAATGTGCGCCGTCACCTTGCGATGAAAACCCGCTGAACCTGATATCGTTGATCTCAAAGCCCAGCTTGTCGCCGTCTTCCTTTGCGTTCTCATACACGCTGTCCCACCACTCATGGTCTGTTATCCACTCGGTGAGTTTTGCGTGGGCTTTTTCTTTTGCCCTGCCTTCTAGTTCCTCGAACTTGTATGCGGTGACTGTGATTTCAGTTGGCATGATTACTCTCCTTTAGATGTTACGTAACACTTGTTTGACCGACTCCTCGTAGTCGTGCTCGTCAATCGCCTCTTGCACCTGCTCCTCCACCATCTCGTGCACTCGGCTTTCTGTGACGTAGTCACTCTCGTCGATCATTTCTTGCACACGATCCTCGGTGGCGTAGTCACCATCGCTCATGAGTTCGTGTACTGCGTACTTAACTTTGTCTGCGAGGTCGATGTTGTGAACATAGGTTGCTACTGTGTCGCTTATGTCGTCTGTGCTGTGATGCTCGAAGTCGCCCTCGTGTACGTCGATTACAGCTTCTGCTATCTCGCGCAGTCGCTCCTCTGTCTTCTCGTTGATGAGCGTCATCGTTGCGTGGCTGTCGAATATCTCGTTGACTTTGCGCTCCACGATGCCCTCGATCATGCCGACTAGGTATTTGCCTATGTTGTCGATGAGTACGCTGTGTTGCTCGGGTGTGTTGATGGGGGTTTGGTCTGTCATGATGTGCTCCTAGTTACAGTTGAAAAAGATGCGGACAGGTTGTCCGCATCGGGGTTGTGGGGGAAATCCCCCAAAAACTACGCGTGACCGTTCCCTTTGAAGGGAGCGATGCGCTCGGCGGGTGTCTTGTAGTCCTTCCCTCTGAGCTTCAGCTCGGGTCGGTACTCGCTCTCGCCCATCGTGCGGTGACGCAGGGCAAGGGGCATCTTCATGCGTGATCGGGCCAGCATCGGTATCTGCTCCCATACATCACGCACTTGTTGTATTTCTTCTCGGTGCAGGTGGTCGACCCAATACACCGACTCGGGGGCACCTTGAGGTTTGAGCGCGGCAACGCGCATCTTCGCCCGCAACTTGTTCATCATCACAAGGTAGGTCAGAGCAAACACTTCTCGGGTGTGGTCACCTATGTTCTCTGCATACTTTAGTTGCTGTCGTGTGATCGTGATCTCTGCTCCGATGGCTTTGATTAGTTTGCGCCATTCGACACTTTGCAGGTCAGCCCAACGTGACGCAGTCTTTGCCGCTCGGCGTTGATTCACTGTGTCGTCACGCTCTTTGATGATGCCTTCGCCAATCATGGGATGCATGTCACCCGCCGCAACGCGGTTGCGTATTTCTTTTTTGGTGAGGCGCTCAACGGGCTTGAGTTTGGGTTGGCAGTCCTTGCATAGCTTGCTGTCTATCTCGACACGATGGTGCCCAACGTAGCCTCGTGCCTTGCTTTGTGCTCGGGTGAGCAGTCGTTTGAACTGTGCGTGGGGCTTGATGCGTTGGCATTGAGCACAGAGTTTGTCTTCGTATTCCATGTGTTTGTCCTTAAAAGTGTGTAAACAGTCCTAAAATATACTCGATTTGTCCACGTGTTGCGAGTACAGGACATATACGTGGGCCAGTGAATATCCGCATGAACATTGGCTTTGAGGCAAAGCTGACCTACTAGTCCATGGTTTTTCGAGAGAGCTTCAACATACAAGGCTGAAACCATACCCACGAAAACCTGAATATATATATCTATCTGATTTACTCTTATATATATATAGACGTGTTGGTCAGTTTTTATGCGACGCCAATGTTCATGCGGGTTACGACAGCCCATGTGTGTGTCCAGAGCGCAGGAATGGTGGGTATGTGTTAAAAAACAACACTTTTGAGTGTTTGCTAACGTGTTATGGAGAAGCGGACAAGTTGTCCGCATCGTGGTCATTTAAAGAGGCGGCGTTGACGTATCGGGCGAGCGCCTAGCTTGACCAACTCCCAACCCATATCGGCTTCTTCTGCGCGGCGTAGGGCTTCGGCTCGCCGCTTGTTGTCACGTTGGTCACGCACGATCTCGTCGCGTAGGACTGCGAGTTTGGCGAGGGTGATTTCTTTGATAGATGTGTTTTTCATGATGTGCTCCGATGATTGACAGAAAAAGGAATAACGGCCAAGCCTCCCGCTTGCGCCGTTCGGAAAAAACTGATGCGGACAGCGTGTCCGCATCGTGTCGAAACAAACTCAAGCCTTGAGTTGCATAGTAGTGAAGCGGCGCTTCTCTGCCGCCGTGAGCGCTTTCCATTGTGTGAACAGCTTTGTGACTGGGTCAGTCTTGTTGGCCGTGGTCTTCTTAGGCTTGGGCATGTCTGCCTTGGGGTAACACACGGACAAGACCCTGTTCATTGCTCGCTCGGCGGCTGTGTCCCGCTTCACGAACGTCATACCCTGCAAGCCCTGCTTGATAGGTTCGTTGCCATGCTTCTTCGATGCCCATTCCATAGCGAACGGCTTCGCCTCGGCACGTGATGCAATGCCCAACTCCATGAGGCGAACAGCGAACGATGCGGACTGGTTGTCCGCATCTGTGAACACGGCGTAGATAGCCGCGCGGTTGATTGCAAGTTTCATGATTAAGCTCCAAATAAAAAGCCTCGCAAAGTGGCGAGGCAGCACAGCGGTCGAGGCAATCCCCAACCGATGAATCTATTATAGCACAACAGGTTATAGAGAACCCTTGACAGCGTGGCTGTGCGGCGTATTTGGCATATGCGAACCCCACCATACCCCCACCAACCCATATACAGCGGAGGGCGACGTCGTCCCGTGAACACTATTGCGTAGCCGCACCGAGTATTTTGTAAAATCTTAGACAATTCCCAGCAAATCAGGGTTTACCCCACCCCCTAAATTTTTTAAAAAATTTGGAAAAACCTCGTGTCAAACGTTACACATACAAAAAAACCCCAGCCTTGTGAGCTGGGGTTGAAGGAAGGCCGAAGCCTCCAAGGAGAAGCAATGGTCACCCACTACCGGAAGTTAGTGTACACTCCGCCCAAACACAACGCAAGGACAGCGCACAATGTTCGAACACTTGGTGCAATTTGAGCCGGGGGTCACCAACCCGGATTTTGTAGAACTCGATGATGCCGAGCCGGGGGAAGTGTTGTCCGCCCAGCACAAGACGGTCGAGTGGTTGGAAGAACTGGGCGTACGCCCAGACGCCGTACAAGATAAAGAGCAGCAGACCGAGGCGGCCCGTACTGCTTTCGGGGCATTGACGACAAACGCTGAGACTTCAGAGCAAGTGGCCAACCTTGTGGCCATTAAAACACCAGAGGCCGTGCGCCACTTAACGGGCATGCTGGCCGCCTACGACTGGGAGTTCGTGCAGCAGGCCAAAGAAATTCGCGGCTACGCCGTGGCCCAGCTTATTGAAGAGACTAAGTCCACCAACGCCAACATCCGCTTAAAAGCACTGGGCCTACTTGGCAAAGTCACGGAAGTGGGCCTGTTCACCGACAAGGTCGAGATCAAAAAGGTGGAGCTGTCCGATGCCGAGATCGACGCTAAGATCAAAGAGAAGCTCAACCGCTTCATGGGCGTCATCGACGTGGTCGATGTGAGTGACGTATCAGAAACAGAATCAGATGAACCTAAAAGCTCTGACCAGTCTGACGAAGCCTGAGCTTGCGGCGCTCCAAAAGGCTCTGCCCACCATGACGGTGGCGGAGAAGATCGAGCTTATGGATATGTTGGACGTCAGGGAGCGGCGTGCCAGCCTCAAGGCGGCTAGTTCTGGCATGCTGGGGTTTGCCAACGCGGTGTACCCGGGGTTTAAAGTGGGGCCGCACCACAGGAAGCTGGCCAAAATCTTTGAGGACGTGATTGCCGGCAAGAAAAAGCGCGTCATCATCAACATTGCGCCACGTATGGGCAAGTCAGAGTTCAGTTCATATTTGTTTCCAGCGTACTTTTTAGGTAAATTCCCTGAGAAGAAGATCATTATGGGCACCCACACTGCGGGTTTGTCCGAGGACTTTGGCCGTCGGGTGCGTAACTTGATTGATTCGGAGGAGTATGCTGAAGTTTTTAACCAAACTATCGTGGCCGCCGACCAAAAAGCTGCTGGCAAGTGGTCTACGAGTGCTGGAGGTCAGTATTACGCTGCTGGTGTTGGTGGCGCTCTGGCTGGTCGTGGCGCTGATCTGTTCGTTATTGACGATCCCCACTCTGAACAGGACGTAAAAACCAACTCGCGTCTGGCTTTTGATACGGCGTGGTCGTGGTTCCAGACGGGCCCGTTGCAACGCTTGATGCCGGGCGGTGCGATTATTGTGATTATGACAAGATGGTCACTTTTGGACCTGACTGGCCGCCTGATTGACTACCAGACCAAGAACCCAGAGGCTGTGCCGTGGGAAATCGTAGAGCTGCCGGCCATCTTGAACGAAGACACCGAGGATGAGAAGTCCCTCTGGCCGGAGCAGTGGCCGCTGCATGCGTTGAAGCAGGCGAAAGCGTCGATGGACCCCCAGTACTGGAACGCCCAGTACATGCAGCAGCCTACATCCAACAACGCGGCTATTGTTTCTAGAAAAGCGTGGCGAATCTGGACGGAGGACGAACCTCCTCAGTGCGAATACATCATCCAGTCATGGGATACGGCCTTTGAAGCTAAGACTCGTTCTGACTATTCTGCGTGCACAACGTGGGGTGTTTGGTACAACGAGGAGGAAGGCCATGCGCCCCAGCTCATCTTGCTGGACGCGTTCAAAGATCGGATGGAGTTCCCAGAGTTAAAGGCCACAGCGCTGAAACACTACCGAGAGTGGGAGCCCGATGCGTTCGTGATCGAAAAGAAAGCTGCCGGCGCACCGTTGATCCAAGAGTTACGCAACATGGGCATCTTCGTCCAAGAATTTACACCGAGCCGCGGAAACGATAAGATCGTGCGTATGAACGCTGTGGCCGACCTCTTTAGTTCAGGTAAAGTCTGGGCACCCGACACGCGCTGGGCGCGTGAAGTGATTGAAGAAGTTGCATCGTTCCCGAACGGCGAGCACGATGACTACGTGGACACGACGTCTCAAGCTTTGCTGCGCTTCCGCCAAGGCGGCTTTATTCCATTGGACAGCGATGAGAAAGACGACCCCGTCTTCTTCAAGCGCAAAACACACGCATACTATTAAGGACCACCATGGCCATCGACAAATCCCTGTACCAAGCCCCCGTAGGCATTGACGCCCTTGCAGAAGACGAGGAGCCGATTGAAATTGAGATCGTTGATCCTGAAGAAGTCAAGATTGGCATCGATGGCATGGAGATCGACCTGATCCCCAGCAAAGACAAAGACGACGAAGGCTTTGATGACAACCTTGCCGAGTACATGGACCAAAGCGCGATGCAGTCGTTGGCCGGCGATCTGGCCGCAGTGGTCGATCAAGACAAAGCCAGCCGCAAGGATTGGGAGAAGGCGTACACCGAGGGTTTGAAGCTGCTAGGTCTCCAGTACGAAGAGCGCACAGAGCCTTGGAACGGCGCGTCTGGCGTGTTCCACCCCATGATTACTGAGGCGGTGGTCAGGTTCCAGTCAGAAACAATCACCGAGATGTTCCCAGCCGCGGGCCCAGTGCGCACCAAGATTGTCGGCAAAGAGACTCCAGACAAGAAAGATGCAGCCCTGCGCGTGCAGGAGGACATGAACTACGAGTTGACTGAGGTCATGCGCGAGTTCCGCCCAGAACAAGAACGCATGCTGTGGTCACTGCCGGCCACCGGCTCTGCTTTTAAGAAGGTTTACTACGATCCCAATTTGGGACGTCAGGTTTCGATGTTTGTCCCCGCGGAAGACATTATTCTGCCGTACGGAACGACCGACATGGACACTTGCTACCGCTTGACACACGTCATGCGCAAGACCGAGAACGAGATCAAAAAGCTCCAGCAAGCTGGTTTCTACCTTGACTGCGAGTTGGGCGAAGCCACCAAAGAACAGACGGACATTCAAAAGGCCAAGGACAAAGAGACCGGCTTCAGCGACATTGATGATGACCGCTACACAATCCTTGAGATTCATGCGGACTTGGACCTTCAGGGTTACGAGGACACCGATGGTGACGGAGAAGAGACAGGCATCGCGTTGCCGTACGTGGTGACCATGGTGAAAGGCACGAACGACATCTTGGCAATCCGCCGCAACTGGAAGGAAGACGATGACTTACGTCTCAAGCGACAGCATTTTGTACATTACCAGTACATACCGGGTTTCGGTGCCTACGGCTTCGGTCTGTTCCATCTCATCGGAGGCTTCGCCAAGTCAGCGACGTCAATCATGCGTCAACTGGTGGACGCTGGAACGTTGTCTAACTTGCCCGGCGGTCTCAAGTCACGGGGACTTCGCATCAAAGGTGATGACACTCCAATTGCACCGGGCGAGTGGCGCGACGTAGACGTCGGCTCCGGCAACATGCGCGACAGCATCTTGCCGCTCCCATATAAAGAGCCAAGTGCCGTGTTGGCAGGTTTGCTAGACAAGATCGTGGAGGAAGGCCGTCGCTTCGCCGCTACTGCGGACATGAAGGTGTCCGACATGTCTTCCCAAGCCCCTGTGGGTACGACCCTTGCTTTGCTAGAGCGTCAGCTAAAGGTGATGACAGCGGTGCAAGCCCGTCTGCACTACGCGTTCAAACAAGAGTTGCGTTTGTTGGCAGCCATCATCCGCGACTACACAGACCCAGACTACGAGTTCCAGCCAGAAGAAGGCAGCCGCACAGCCAAGCAGTCGGACTACAGCGCTTGCGACATCATCCCAGTAAGCGACCCTAATGCTGCGACGATGAGCCAGCGTGTGGTGCAGTACCAAGCCGTGATCCAGATGGCTCAGATGGCTCCTGATATTTACGACCTGCCGCAGTTGCACCGCAACATGTTGGAGGTGTTAGGCATCAAGAACGCAGAGAAGCTCATCCCGTTGGAAGACGACATGAAGCCGACCGACCCCGTGTCTGAGAACCAAGAAGTGCTCAAGTGTGCACCGGTCAAGGCGTTCCAGTACCAAGACCACGAGGCCCACATCAAGGTGCACATGGCCATGATTCAGGACCCCATGATCCAGCAGTTGATTGGCCAGAACCCCAAGGCTCCGCAGATGCAGGCAGCACTTATGGCCCACATTGCCGAGCACACAGGCTTCGCCTATCGCCAGAAGATCGAGCAGCAGCTTGGCATGGCGTTGCCGCCCGAGGACAAGAAGCTGCCGATCGAGGTCGAGCTTGCACTGTCCAACATGATGGCGCAAGCGGCTAATCAAGTACTTCAGCAGAACCAAGCGCAAGCGGCGCAACAAAAAGCGCAGCAAGCTGCCCAAGACCCTGTTGTACAAATGCAACAACAAGAGTTGCAACTCAAGCAGCAAGAAGTCCAGACCAAAGCCCAAAAGGTGCAAGGAGACTTGGAGTTGGCGCAAAAACGCCTGCAAATGGAAGCCGCCGACAAAGCGGACAAGATGCACTTGGAAGAAAAGAAACTGGCCGTTACAGCCGCGACAAACCGCGATCGCTTAGCCGCCGAACAAGAACGTGCCGGTACCCAAATGGGTATTGACATCGCTAAGTCCCGTCAAGGGCTCAATAAACCAACCGGAACACCTAAGAAATGATCCAAGACTTCGCACGCGTATTGCGCGAACAAATACGCACCGACATGAACAATTATGCTGACGACGTCGCCACCGGCGTTTGTCAGGACTTTGCTCAGTATCAAAAACTCTGCGGGATGATTCAGGGTCTTGCCCTTGCAGAGCGTTACATCATCGACCTTGCTGAGAAAGTGGAGAAAGCAAATGACAACTGAAGACTCAGGATTAATCCTGCCCCCGGGCATCGCCCTACCAGCGCACATTCAAACGGCCACCCAGCCAGACGAAGATGCGGACAATGAAACCAAAGCAGGTGCACTGCCGACCCCAACAGGTTGGAAGTTGCTGTGCGTAGTACCAGAAGTCGATGAAAAGATCGCTGGCACAACGCTCGATCTCGTAAGAGATTATGCTTCCATGCAGCAAGACAGCCACGCCACAACCGTGCTGTTCGTGCTTCGCGTTGGCCCAGACGCGTATAAAGACACTGCCAAGTTCCCCAACGGTGCTTGGTGCAAAGAAGGTGACTTTGTGCTCGTACGTACATATTCCGGTACGCGTTTCAAAATTTTCGGAAAAGAGTTCCGTCTGATTAACGACGATCAGGTGGATGCTGTTGTGCAAGACCCTCGCGGTATAACCCGCGCATAAGGAGTAGAAATGACGGACGAATACAAGTTTCCGGACGAGCTCGAAGAAAGTAAAGTCGAGATTACAACGGACAACGACATTGAAGTCGAAATAATTGACGACACGCCTGAAAAAGACCGTGGCCGTAAGCCTTTGGACCGTGAGGTCGAAGACCCCACCGATGACGAAATCGAGAAGTACACCAAGGGTGCTCAAGATCGCATCAAGGAACTCACACATGCCCGCCATGATGAGCGCCGTGCCAAAGAAGCTACTCTGCGCGAAAAGCAAGAGCTTGAGCGTCTTGCACAACAGTTGATGGAGGAGAACAAGAGTCTCCGCCGTAACGTCAACACAGGTACTGAGCAGTTTGTAGCGCAGGCTAAGACTCTGGCCGAGTCAGAGTTGGACAAAGCCCGCCGAGAGTACAAGGCAGCACAGGAGTCTTTTGATTCCGATGCCATCCTTGCTGCTCAAGAAGCCCTCCTCGACGCCAAGATAAAAATGGAGGCAACGAAAAATTTTCGTCCAGCCCCTTTACAAGTTGACGAAGATGAGGTACAAACTAGCTATCGCGAATCCCAACGCGTACAACCGGACGAAAAAACCTTGCGCTGGCAAGCTAAAAACCAGTGGTTCGGAGCAAATGGGTTCGAAGAAGTTACCAGCTACGCATTAGGGCTGCATCAAAAACTAGTGAACTCAGGGGCCGACCCAAGGTCTGATGAGTATTTCGAGCAGATTGATGCTCGCGTGAAGAGTAAATTCCCCGAAGTTTTCGGGGGCGAAGACCGGTCACAAACCGAGTCTCCAAGAAAACCTGCTTCCGTCGTAGCCCCTGCCACAAGATCGTCGGGGGCTAAAAAAGTCCAATTGACGAATACCCAGATCGCTCTGGCTAAGAAATTTGGATTGACCCCGCAGCAATACGCTGCACAAGTAGCAAAATTGGAGAATCAACAATGACCAGTACTCGCACACCTCGTGATCTCGTGTCACGCGAAACTAATGCTCGCGCAGTCTATGTACCGCCGACATCTCTGCCAGACCCAACGCCTGAGCCCGGGTATTTGTATCGCTGGATTGCGACTCACGTACTAGGACAGGCAGACCCAACTAACGTGTCTCGTAAGATGCGCGAAGGCTGGGAGCCGGTGAAGGCAGAAGACCATCCAGAACTGCAACTGTTTGGCAATGAGAAAACTGGGAACGTGGAAATTGGCGGCCTCATGCTATGCAAGATGTCCGCTGAAAAAGCGCAAGCCCGGGATGATTATTTTAGCAAGCAAGCGCAGAACCAGATGGATTCAGTGGACAACCACTTCATGCGAAACAACGATCCTCGGATGCCTTTGTTCAGCGACCGCAAGTCAACGAACACTCGTGGCGGGGGTTTTGGTTCAGGTTCTAAGTAAACAAGGAGTCCTTAAATGGCATCAGTTGCTTCTCCCTACGGCTTTCGTGCCGTAAATGAGCTGGGAGGTCTACCTTACTCTGGTAGCACCCGCCAGTTTCAAATTAACCCTGCTGGCTACAACACGAACATCTTTAATGGTTCACTCGTGTTTGTGAACACTTCAGGCTACTTGCAAATCGCTACCTCTACTGGTGCTGACGCTACTACCAACGGTTTCCCCACTGGTACTGCTAACACTGGTTGTATCGGTGTGTTTGTTGGTTGCTCGTACGTCAACGCACAAGGCCAAGTAATCTACGCTCAGTACTACCCAGCTAACACTGTGGCACCTGCTGGCACGCTTATCACTGCTTACGTGATTGACGACGACCGCGCTGTGTTCCAAGTCCAGTCCGCTGGCTCTGTGACGCAAGCCGCTTTGGGCGCAAACGTGTTCTTGAACGCCGTGCAATCTACCTCCACAGGTAGCACCACCACTGGCAACTCAAACACTGCTGTTGTAGCCGGTTCTTCTGCTGTTACTACTACCGCCGCTTTCCGCGTCGTTGGTTTTGTGGACATGCAGGGCTTCTCGACTGTGGGCGACGCCTATACTGACATTCTGGTGAAGTTCAACCCCGGATACCACTCTTACAGCAACGCTGTTGGTCTGTAATAGGAGCTAAAAAATGGCTATTTCACGCGCACAACTGCTCAAAGAATTGCTTCCCGGCCTGAACGCTTTGTTCGGCATGGAGTACGCACGCTACGGCGAAGAGCACAAGGAAATCTACGAGACAGAGAAATCTGAGCGTAGCTTTGAAGAAGAAACCAAGTTGGCCGGCTTCGGTGCAGCTCCTGTTAAGAACGAAGGTTCTGCCATTGCTTATGACAATGCGCAGGAAGCGTTCACAGCACGCTACAACCACGAAACCATTGCCTTGGGTTTCTCAATCACTGAAGAAGCGATTGAAGATAACTTGTACGACAGCTTGTCTGCTCGCTACACCAAAGCTTTGGCCCGTGCTATGGCATACACCAAACAAGTCAAGGCAGCTTCTGT